CTACGAAGGGTTCGGTGCCAGGTGGGAACCAGAGGATATAGGTGCCGACGATGTCGAACCCGAATGAACTGATCGTCACACCAGACGTCGGCTCGGCTGTGTAGGTCGAGGCTGCTACCGTGATTGGTACTCCCGAGCTCAGGTCGAGCTGCAACTCCGTGTTCGTGATGTTGGTCTTGGCTTCAGAACCCGTGGTTGTCCGGTTCAGAATCCACCGAACACCCTGAGCAGCGGTCGCCGCCGTGTTGCCGATATGAACCCCGCGCACCTTCGCACGAACCGTCGCCGCGATCAAGGTGATATGGGTCTTAGGTGCGGCTGCGCCGGCGGTCTTGTCAATCGCTGCGAATGCTGCTCCCGCCACTATTCACTCCTTTCATAGGGTACTGACTTACGGACTTGCACAGAGTACAAAGATGGTAATGGAGTTAGCTACCTGTGTTCTTGCGATGACCCTGTATCGCACAGGATTTCCTTCGCTCGGGAACGGGACCAGGTGCGCCGCTACTATGCCATCAACCTCAGGGTCAAAGTTAGCACCTGGGAACTCGAACCCACCCGAGATAGGAACCTCTCCTGGCAGACAGTCGATGAAGAGTGAAGTATACCCGCTGGGATCGGTTGGAACGGAGTAGCTTCTTACTTGTAGGTTAGCCGTTGAGAAGTAACCTGTCGGTCCCTGAGCACCCGTAGGGCCTTGTGGTCCTTCTTGATTCCATTCGATCGCAGTCTCGCTTGAACTACATGTTTGCCCAGCTTCTGTGTCGATTACTCGAAGGGCTCCTCGAATGTTTGGATTGCCTGACGTGAGATAGCAGCCGTGAATCACTCCACTGCTATCAGGGATAGACGCAACTGCTATGCCGGCAGATACTAGCATCACACCTAAGACGATTCCGACAAGCAGCTTCTTCATCTTATGCCCCTATGTTGATCGTAAGTGTTGCCGTCAGCACCCAAGTCTGCGTCGACGGCTTCGTTCCTAGCACTTCAACCTTGCGGCTGAACATCGTGCCTGCGGCCACTGCATTGAAGTAGCCCCATTCTTCCCATGCGAAGTTTGCCTCTCCAGGCGCAAAGCTCGCCTTGGCTGTAATCACATTGACTGATCGAGATGGGAATGTGGCTTCCATAGGCCGTCGAAAGACTGATCCACCTTGAAGGTCCGTCTGACCAGCTGCGAAGGCTGCGTTCGAGTTACCGACTCCGAGGTGTGCGTTCGCTGCATTGAACTCCGTTACTGCTTCACCGTTGAAGTCAGTTGCAATGTGGTTTCGGCCTGCATCAGTTAGAGCCATTGTCTACCCCTAGGATCTGTGTGTTGACAGCAAGTGAGGAGTCCATAGGTGGTGGGTTTAGAATGCGTTCGATGACCTTGCCATCCTTGATCCGTAGGACTTCGATCGGCTTGTCACCTTCTTTGTACTCACCCTCGTACTTCTCTAGCAACACCTCCTCGTCGAATCCGAGTTCCGAAATGTCCCTGCGATCAGGCACCCTCCACCTCCTTTACGCGTGCTCAAGTGCCATGAACGCTCTGATCGAAACAGCCGCAGGAGCGTTACAGCGGATGACGAACCCTTCACTGACTGCGCTGTCGTACGTCTGCCCGAGTGAGAAGTCGTAGGCGAACAGGCCCTTGTTGGGATCGAGTGCGAAAGGCCTCAACGCTGTAACAACAGTAGGCTCAGTAGTCCAGGCGAATCCTGCTGTCCAGTCGGCTGTAGTGACCCTTCCGTAGGTCTGGCGTTCCGCCCCAGCCGTTGAGGCAGTACCTGGTGAGTTAGTCGCGAAAGTGCAGTAGCAGACCTCGACGAGCACCGGTTCAGCAGAAGCCGTGACTCCGTCGAAGTCGATCTCGAACCCCTGCAGGTCAAGACCTACGCTTGCTCCCGCCTTGGCTCCAAGAACTGTCTTAGCAACACCGGCGGAGAGTGCGACCTCACCTTCGGTTGAACATGCATACCCGAGCTTGGTCATATCCCCTCCTCCCTATGCTGCCCTAAAGAGCCCGGCAACGTTGATCTGTGCAGTTAGATCTGTACCGTCTGTGGTGACTGAGAAGTCGTGGTACGTCCAGGGGATAATGTTCGAGTCGGTACCTGCAGTAGTATCGTCATCATAGCAGACAATAAGCTTGCCAAGTGTGTTGTTCACACCACCGCCTGCAGATGTCCAGATTTGGTCAGGGACGTCGAGGTCTCGACGGTTGTTTGTGTCATCGGGCGCCGGCAAGGCTGCAAGCTCGGCATCAGTCAATGTCTTCCTGACATAGTTCGTGAAGTCAGCTTGGTCGTTCGCTGCTGCTAGGAGTGCTGACAGATCATCGTGGTTGTTGAGTGTATCATCCGCCTCAAGACCAGTCGCTTTGAGTAGGACGACGATGAAGGCGGAGTTCGCGTGGTGGTTGGATTCAATGATGTTGTACCATTCAACACCGCGACCCTTGGCGATGTTGAAAACGCCGTCAGCCACTCTTCACCTCCTTCCTACCCGAGTTCAGCTCTTCGGCTATGCCTACCTTGACGACCTTCTCGTGAGTACCGTCTGCGTACTCAACGATATAGACGTCCGGACCGTCCTTCGGGTCGTCCGACTTACGAATGACTCCGTCGCGTTCTTCCATCTGCATCACTCCTTTGGCCCACCTGTAATGCTACCCTGTCGGGAACCGTCAGCATTCTGACCCTTCGGGACTTCTCCGTTAGGCGGAGCGGGCTGTTCTGGAGAAGCAACCACAGTTGGCCTGCCCTTCGTTATCCTCGCTTCGACATCACGTTCTGTGACGTCGTCGCCTCCAAGCGGGAGGTCCATCTGATCACGGGTCCACTGCTCAAGGTCCGGAGTAGGCGTGAGGATTCCAGGTTCAGTAAGGTTCCTCATCGCGACGCTGAAGGCCCTCCAGTCCGCAGCCTCACCGATACGCCTAACACGGAGCTCAGGGAAGTTGGTCACCTTCGGTCCGTAGTTGTACCTGATGAGTTCCGGGATCGCATCCTTGTTGATGTTCATCCGCACGATGTCAGAGACATAGCGCAAGGCCTTCATGAAGATCTCCATCTGCGAACTACCAAGCGCCCGAGACCCTGAAGTGGTACTACCGAGGTTCATGAACTGCCCAAGGACGTTACGAGCAATCATGAGGTCGTGGTGCTCCGCTGACTGGAGGACGTTCACGACGCCTGTGTTCATCGCAATGAACTCAACATCCCAGCCAGGAGGCAGTGTAACATATGCCTTCTCGTTCGTCCTCAGGTTCCGTCCGAGTTCGTTAGCGAAGTTCTTGTCCTCGTTCGTGAAGCCTGGTGGAAGTTTGATCTTCGGGATACCAATGCCGTGTCGTTCTTTCTGAATTGCATCGACCTTGTACAGGTTCTCTTTGTAGTACCAGTGTTTGTATGCACTTCGAAGGATCGAGGTACCCTGTGGGTCCCCGCCCTCCCTGTCAAGAGTGAAGATCAGCAGTTTCTGTGATGGAATGTCGACCTGTGAAGAGAAGTTCGTTAGTCCATCGACACGGTTGAAGACGATATGGTTGACAGTGCCATTGCCGTTGAACTCGAAACGGTCGATGTGTACTGGGTGTCGAGGTGCGAAAGCTTCCCACCGGACTACTTCCTTCTCACGTGGGCGCTGCTTCTGTATGTTCTTCCACGTATCCGTCGTGAACACCTTCTCAAACGTGTAGTACCCGTAGTCGAGCATGAGAAGGCATTCCCAAAGGAACTCGATGAAGGGAGTCCGCATGTGGTTCAGAGCCCACCACGTGAAGTCTGCGATCTCCATGTCCTGAGGAGATGAAGACGCAGGGTTCATGTACCACTGTGCACTGATGATTGGAGTCTTCACCAGGCGCAGTGTAGCTCGAACCTGCGCATCAGACCTACGCATTTGGTCATAGGTCTTGATGCCACGGATGCCTCGGAGCTCTGGGTTGTACTCGATGATGCCAAAGCTACCGTACGACGTCATACCGGTAGCTCCGAGCTCCCTTAGGGACGGCGTGTCCGCTAGTTCCTTAGGCTCGTCTCGGGCATCCTCTACAGTCATCTTGGCTTCTGTAGACAGACCAAGACCTGCTCGAAGTCGATCTCCTAGTGCCATGTATCACCACCTCGGGATGTCGTCTAGACGGAACGAGGAGTCGTCAGCCCTCGAGAAGACACTCTCACCACGGCTGAAAATGCCTACTGGATCGGGCTCACGATCCATAGGGTCAGTCGGGTCCGTGTTGAAGTTGCTTGTCTCCATCACGTCCGAGAGGTGGTAGCGGGCGCCAAGTTCGAACAGGTGCATGATGCCGTATCGAATCGCATCCATGCAGTGGTCGTTCTTCTTCTTGGGCTCTTCCTTCTTGTTCTCGTCAGCTGTCCTAGAAAGCTGCTTGGTCCGATAGTTCTGGAACTCGAAGATGGTGTTCTCACAGTTGCGGTCAACGTACAAGTGCGTCTTCTGTTCGCCTAGGTCATTCAGTTGCACTGCCAAGAAGTCCTTCACCTTCTTGATTCCCGTCAGCCAGTCCTTCTTGGCCTCTGGGTCACTGTAGGTAGGAGCGACCAACCGACTCATTGTCGCAGTAGCCTTAGGGTCAGCCGAGTCCCCGAAGCCACAGACGATCTTGTATCCTTCAGGTTGTGGGCGTGCGTTCATGATCTCTGCATGGTCGCTGTCAATCTTACCTGAGTCGTAGTACTCCCTCCAGATGTAGACTTCGTCTGAAGGTGAGATCTGTGCGTCTATAGCCACGAACGGATTTTCGAAGCCGTAGTCAAAGAATAGGTAGTTCGGCCAATCGGGATTGTACACATAGCGGTCGACGATGTGGACTTCATCAGCCCACTCGGTGTAAATCTGCCCCACGAAGGAGCGAAAACTAGCTCCGATCTCCTGCCAGAAGAAAGGATCGTCCGGTGTTCGTAGCTGCCTTTGGATCTCCGGGTCATCAAAACCCTCCGGGTACACGTACGGATTCTCCCAAGCTGGGAAGTTCCAGGACTCCCAATCCTGCTTCGAAGGATCCTGTCCCCACTTGTAGATGTCGTAGTACCAGTTGAAGCCTTCAGGCGTGCTTGGGAAGATCGCCCAGCCATGCTGGTCCGCGAGCGCAGGCGTAATGTACTTATCCCAGACAGTAGGCGACTGTTTTGCTGCCTCGGAAACAATGACACCAGCTAACCCCTCACCGACCAAGGTATCCGGGTGCTGCGCACTCTTGACATCTACCCGAGTACCCCATGGCATCTCGATGTACATGTCACCAGTGCGAACGTTGTACGCCTTCCTCTTGATGTTGTTCCCCATCTTCAGGTCGATGATGATGTACTCCCACAAGTACCGGAACTCCTTCTCACCTAGTTCATATGTCGGCCCGACGATCCAGTACCTATTTCCCCGTTTGGACAAATCAAGCAAGTCTGGCAACAGTTCTGCAGCTGCCATCTTCGACTTGCCAAATCGCCTTCCGCACACAGGTACCTTGAACCGTGCAGGACTATCGTGGAACAGCTTCTGCTTCACGTGGGGCGTGTATTTGATCTTCTCCCACAGAGCCTGGGAATCAATCATTGGACCACTCCGCCCAACATGTCTACTAGGTCCCTACCATCGAGTAGTCGCACGTTGCACAGAGCCCTTCCGAAACTGTCCAGCTTAGTCGACTCGACCCAGACTATCGTACCAGGTGGAATCAGGGTACCCAGGAGGACCTTGGCATCCTCGTACCCTGGTTGCCCCCTTTCTGGTGTGTCAATACCGAGTACCCTGATCCGACTAACGGCGCCCGTTACCTCTCTCCTCCAGACGCCCCATCCAAGATCGAGGTCAGCAGCGAACGTGTCACCGTCGATGACACGAACAACCGTGGCTTGCACGGTCCAGGTTGTCATACGGGTTTGAAGACGCCGATTGTGAGTGCAGTGACCCCGCTGTACGTGAACTCGATCCTACCAGTAGCAGGGTTAGTGAACCGGGTAGGATCGAGTTCAAGCATCCGCTCCTGTGCGTTTGGGATCACGAAGTCGACATCAGGGTCGAACGACTTAGCTCCAGTTGGCGCGAGGCTCGTTGGGTCGTTGATTGTGAGCGTCCAAGACGCCGAGTGCGCGTTCTTTACGTGGATGATGCACCTCGCACCTTCTGGGGCAAAGGAGTCTCCGCCTCCTGCAGCTGCTACATACGCAGGAGTGAGCAGCGTCTGCAGGACCAGTGGTTGAACAGTCAGTACAGCCACTTACGCTCCCTTCACTCGGCCTTGTCTTTCTGGATGTCGCCGAGGAGTTCCTTCCAGGGATCGCTGAGCCCACTCTGACCCACGGGCTTGCCAAGGTTCCACTCCAGAACGTACTTGGAGGACTCCAAGCGAACACGTTCTGTGGAACCGTTCTCGGCCAGCTGGACTAGCTGCTGAGCCGCGGAAACAAGTCCATCTTTCAGGATCTGCTTGGCTGCTTCCTCAGGCGACTCGGAAGGCTTGTATCCGTGGAGGGTTGCGAACAGCTCCTCGTCAGATGGGATGTTGTTGCTGTCTGCGAAGTGTTGGTAGTCCTGTGGACCGCCGTGTGCATCATCTCCCGCGGTCTCGCTGGACATTCCCTTCACCTCCTCCGCTTGGTGTTGCTGTCCAGTGTCTCGCTGATCCTTCCCTCCTAGTATAGCTGGGTCACTCCTTGCAAGGCACGCTATGTCTCGTGGGTACCCTGTATTTTCCAGGTACCCGGGTGTGTTTGGTAGGGGCAGAACCGTTCGCAAACGGGTACCCCTGATGGAATCAGTAGGGGTACCATTGAGGGGCGCCGTGACTAAATCGTTACGTTCGTTTCGATTTCATGTAATATGAAGTTGTAAGATAAAATCAAATAGGAAAGGAGGTGGAATACTATGAAGACTATCAGCATCTATCGTCTGGCAAAGACTGCTGGCGTGCAGCCACAGTCGCTGTACACGCAGGCGAAGCTCGGCGCGCTTCCTGCGAGGAAGACGACGTGCGATCACTGCGGGCACACGGCATGGACTGTCACGGAATCTGACGCCGCTGCGTACCTGAAGAAGCGGGCGGATCGACAGGCAGCTCAGGCCTAACTGTCAATCTGAGAGTGAGACGAAAGTCTCACTCTCGGATTGAACGTTAGGAAAGGAGGTGAACAACATATGAACAAGCACATGGCCCGCAAGGCCACCCTGGCCCTGGTCGCCGTTGCAACCCTTTCCGGAATCGGAATCGGACAGGCGACAGCTGGTGGTGGGACAGTCCGCGTACGCGTGCCGGTGTGTGCCGAGGACGAGACCTTCCTCAAGGGGAAGGGGGACTTCGACGGCCGACGCTGGGACCGCTACGTGTGCATCCACCCTGACAACCTGAAGTAGGGTGGACCCGGGAAGCCGGTCCGAAAGGGCCGGCTTCCCTTATGCTCTATTGACAATACTGGGAACACAACTTTCGACCCTGGGAGTAATTCGGCTACTTCCTAGGAACACAACTTTTCTGCATGGGACTAATTCGGCGCGGGCGGGTTGGGCTACCCTTCGGGCACATCTTTCCACAGGGCGCGGGGGGCCTATCCATCATCATAAGCAGGGGATGTTACCTCTATACCGTATTGAGGCTCTTATAACAATTAGGGCGGGTTATACTTAGTATAATAGTCAGATACCTAGTAGTCTTATTACATTATACTACATATAACTAATCCTAAGTATATATAACTAAAGGAAAAGGTGAATAGGTGGTGCCGCTGGTCCACTTGCCGCAAGTCCACTACCTAGTCATTATCCCGTTCATGATCATTCAGGGGGCCCCATCTTCCCAGCCCTCTTCATTATCTCCTGAACCGACTCCGCCAACTCCTCAGAGTCTTCCCCCGAACTCGAAATCGTTCCGTGCCCGCCAGAAGAGTTAGGCCGAGGGCCACCATGAGACCTGGTGCACCAAACCCAAAAGTAGGATGCTGGAAAGAAATCATCCTCCTGATGGGAGACCTTTACTAGGAGCTGG